AGGTGTGCCCTGCGGATTCTGTACTATGTCCAATATGCCATATACGGTCTGCACCATTTGAAACGCAGTAGTAGTACCGTCGCCCACACCCAGCAGCTGCCCCTGCACGCTGCTATCAGCAGGTACTAGGGTTAGCAGCGAAGGCTGCAGTAGAAACGATGTAAATGAACCACGACACTGCCCGAAGAACTGCATCAATGCCGTGCGCTCCGTAAATCCGGTAGGTGCACCGCTGGCGTCTGAGGTCTGCACATAATCTCGTAAGTAACTGTAGACTAAGGAAAGTGACCAGGTAGGGTACAGCTGACTACTTTGCCTTGTCTCACGGCCATTCTCAGATTCTTGGATTATAGTGCGGTACTGCGGCATCCAACCTATATTCCAAGTAAGTCCGGGCAACTGAGGAAACCACAGTGGTGTCGGCATATAGGCTATGCAAACCTCATGTGCCTAAAATCAGTTTTGATCTTGGCAACAAATCGCTCATACTGGTCATCCATAATTGCGTTAACGGACTTGGCATCCATGGCTGTAATGTTAGGTGAGAAATGCGTGTGTAGCTCGGAACTATTTTGCTGCCCACCGGTGGTTGTGAAGTTTGAAACTGAACTGGTTATCAGGTTGCTTATGTTCTTAGGCAGAACCATTTCCTGCTCATGCAATTTATGGAAGCCAGTGTTAGGCACCAGTCCACCCGCTTCAAATGCGCCAAATGCCATCACACCAGCAAAGGCTGCGGCTGCAGCAATAGCACCGGCTACCGGGCCGCCCCACGCGCTAGCCCAGCTGTAGGAATTACCAGCTGCAGTCTTAGCATCTACAAGTATCTGCTTGAGCCCAGCTAACTTTTGAGTTTCCAACATCTTTAGTATGTTGTTAGCCATACCTTCAAACATGGACTCGCTTAGCTTCAACATTCCTTGCGAGAACGTAGTTTGCCCAGTAAGAATACCAACGAAGGCGCTGTTAAACTCAGACCTTTCCTTCGCCAGTGCATTAGCATCAAACTGCTCCATTTGAGTCATTATCTGTTGGTGTTTGGTGGCGTATTTCTGGTCTAGTTCTTCCTTTTTATCGATAAGCGCTTGGTACTGCTCCTTATCCTGGCCATAAATGGTTTCAGCGTCGATAAGCTGCTGTGTTAGCAAAGCATTTTCTGTATTATACCAGTTGTTCAGTGCAGCAAGGGAGTGCGCTGTCCACTGGTCTATACTCTCATCGTGGTGCTTAAGTGCGAAGTCATCACTTTTTACTTGCTCAGCCAGCACCTGCGTAGCTATCTTTTCCTCAGTCTGCAGTATTTTCTGCTGTGCCGCGTTGTACGCAGTTACTTTCTTGAGTTGAGCCTTAGTCCACGCATCCTCATCTTTCTGATATGCGGCTTCCAACACAGTAAGCGAGTCTTCATTAATTTTGTCGTAATCTGCGGCAGCTTCCTTAACCAGCTTTAGCTTAGCTTCTTCGTACGTAGTTACAATGGCGTTGCTCCGTTCTTGGTGCGCGTAAGTCTCTGCCTCTTCCTGCCCATTAATACGTGCGAAGGTCGCGGCCTCACTAGCACCAGTCGCAGCTTGTCGTTGCGCAGCTTCACTAGCTTGCTCCTGAAGCGCCTTTATAATAATCTGGTGCTTCTGATCTTCCAAACTTAGCAGTGTGGCCAGTTCATCAGCAGCGGAACTCATATCTAAAGCATGTAGGCTCTTAGCGTAAGATTCTTGGTAAGCTATACGCGCCTCGTCAGCCTGCTTATGTGCCTCAGTTACGGCAGCCATTTCGGCGAGCTGATCATCAATGCCAGACTTAGCCTTGTCACCTTGTAACGCAGCTTCTTTAGCTGGGAACGCATATTTAACCTTGTCCGAAAGTTGATCTAAAAGTTTACCGTACACTTCCAGCGACTTATTATTTTCTGCAATGCGCTCACTATTCTGGTGTATCTGAAACCCAGTCTTGCTCCATAAATCACTGATGTGAAAAGCAAGTTGTGCGTCCTCAGCTGTAACTTGCTCAATGGTAGCTTGTACTTCTTTAATCTTAGATATAGTGTTGGATTTCTCTTGCTGCAATATCTTTTCTTCGGCTACTACACGTGCTGTACCGGTAAGTGCAGCAGCGCTAGCTTCTAGCTCAGAGTCCTTTAGCTCAGCATTCTTACTGATGATTTCAATATTGCGTTCTACAGCAGCAGCCTCAGACTTCTTTACCTCAGCAGTCCACCCAGCTAAGTAGTCAGTAGCGCTGGCAATGGCACTGCCTATCTGATAAAACACGCTGAGCAATGCTACAGCACCTATGACAGGAAAAGCTGCCTGCAGTACTGGCCCTAGTCCCAGCGTGGTAGCCAGGAAAGCACCGGCAGCCCGGGTGGTACCTGTAAGGTTGCCCTCCATAACATGCAGGCTGGTGCTGGCTGCTATGCGTGCCGATATACCGCGTGTGGTGGCTGCCGTGTTAGCATCTTCACTGGCAGTTTCGTCGTCTACAGCTACAGTCAGTTGGTTGTACGCAGCCTGTGCTTCGCGGGCTGCTACTGCGTACTGCGCAATAATGGCGGCAGCTTGCTGGTTGCCAGTTGCCGCAGCCGCGCCCAGCTGCAACTGCGCATCAGCAAGATTCTTTACCGCAGCGTCCACCACAGTGTACGCCTGAGCCATTTGGCCAGTAGTGACCTGAGTGGTGGCAGCTAGATCGGTAAGCCCAGCCTTAAGCTGCGAGCCATCAAACCTAGCTGTCATCACCAGAACGTTGTCAGTTGTTGCCGACATTTTCTACCTTACCTTTGCGAGCATCCGCAATCAACTTAGCCATAGAATCCTGCACACCGGCGGGCAGTTTGCTCCAGCTTTGTGCAGGCATTTCGTCCATGTACTTCTTCTCTACTTTGGTTAGCTCAGTTGAGCGTTTAGTATTGCCTACTCGGATGCCAAAAGCCGCAGCTATGTTCTGCACTAGCAGGTGCACCGGCGGATGCACACACCAGTAGTCACTTTGTAGCGCAACGTAGCGCCAAGGCAGGTTGTCTATGTACTCAAGAGACCAACCAGTGGCCGTAACAATGCAGCAGCGCATATTCTCTATATCTTCTAGAGTTAAAGCTGCGGTGCTGCCGGTGCTTCCCCCGCCGCAGGCACACCTCCCACACCGGCTTCGGTCTTCACTACTGTCAGCTTGCTCCAACTTAGTATTTCAGTTTGCAGAAAATCAAACGAAGTGGAGTCAATCTCATTTGCAATTCGTTCAGGTGTCCAGGGCTGTGCTTCACACATAAACTCAGCATTAGTAAACGAATTAATAACCAAGTTAATGGCCCGCGTCTTTAGTTCTCCAACAGTTTTGCCTTCGGGAGACCAAGCAACAATGGTCTCAACCTGCCTCATGGTCAGGGAACCAATAACAAACTCGGCTCCATCGATAGTTACTGCCTTCTTGCGCACAATAGACATTGCTTTTAGCTCCTCACTGGTGGATGCGGGTTACGGGGTGGCAGGCTGTGCACCTGCCACCCTAATTGTTAATTACCGGGGCTGATCTGGAACCACTCAAACCACTGGCCAGCGGAGTTAGGGTATGACTCGAACTCAAAGTCACTGATAACGTAGCCATCGCGCTTTAAAGGCGCTGACATCTTGCTAGATCGGCAGTTAAACAAGTGCAGGCCGTTTGCGCCTTGGTACGGCATGGCAAGGTACAACTCAAACACCGGGCCATAACCTTGCAGTTGATTGATGACCAGCATGGTTTCACCGTCGGTGCTGTCCGTATACGCGTAGAAGAACAACAACGCGGCACCAGCATCAGCTACGGCAAATGTGTACACACCCTTACCAGCACCTGCCTCTACTACGCTGTACTTACCGGCTGCCTCAGCACCAGCTAACACCTGCTGCAACTGCTGCCCTGTGGCTGCATACCTAACACCCAGGTCATTAATAAACGTGGTGTGGTTAGAAACCGACACTGTGTAAGGACTAATGGCAGGCACTGTATTAGCTTCGCCGGGGTAAGGCACCAATTTCTTAATGCCAGGGGTAATGGTGCTGCCGAACATCAGGCTGTTGTAAATCTCTACTTCAATGCGACCAAATGCGGCTTTACCTTTGATATCCATGTCGCCGGGTGCAATGTCATCCGGGCCTTTAAGCTGGCCGCGCAACGACACCAATTTCTGTGAAAAGTCAACACTAGCGTCTTGAATGGTGCCGAAAATTTGCGGCCCTGAAGGAGTACCCAGATTACCACCGGTAGGCCGCGCGTACATACCACCAATCCCAAACTGAAACATTGTTTAATTCTCCTTGTGGTGTGCGGCCTTGGCCGCAGAGTTTACCTGCAGGCTACATTCCAATCAGTACTACGATGGGAATCTCAATCTTGCCTTGCTGGTCAAGCAACCCTTCGTCCCTATCTATGCGGCCTTGTATCATAGCCTGTGTTACAAGGTTGCCTAGAGTTTGGTTCTCGCCTAGCCTTGGCCCTTGCATAGCTTTGTCAACCATGTCCATAATGTCGTCAAGGTAGTACCCAAAACTATCACCGGGTGCGGCTGGCGTGGCGTCCCTACGTGCGTAAACCAACGCACTATAGTAGAGTGTGTACTTTATAGCCCCGTATGCTTGCGACTGTTCCCCGGTTTGCACTGGTTGGTATAGCCCGAAGTAGGGCTGTTCCAAGGCCGTGACTTTAGACCACAGTCGTGCCGTTGGCTCAGCCTTAGCCCATGTGTACGCCCCGGCCAGTAAATTAAATAGTGCTGTAGAAACTTGTCTGCGAGTAACTTGCATAGTGGCCTACCCTTGCACACCATACGCTTCCAAAATTGCAGCAGCGTAGGCGGTTTGTAGATTTTCTAGTATGTTGGCGCTCTGTTCATCTAGGCCAGCACGCATAAAGCTGCGCTGTGGGTAAGTAGCGGGGTGCGCGTGCACCACAATGTCAGTACGCACGAAGTTTATCTGCCTACGCTGGCTAGTAAGGCCACCCTTAGTAAGCAGCCGCACCACGCCACCGCTAGCACTGCGTGCGGAGCGCCGCGTATACTCCGGTATCTGGAATGTTCCACCTTCTTCGTGCACAATACCGTAAGGTGCTAAGCCGCCACCACCGTTCACTGAGCCTTCAACAGTAGTATCGTCTACAATGGTAGCTGGTACATAGTTAACCGATGACTGCAGCCTGCCACTGCGGTGCTGCAGCGGATTGCCCTCCAACTTGTTGGCCCGTATATACCCCTCTAGGCTTATCATCTGCGCGTCCATGGCGTTTACCATGGCATCCAGCACAGGGGAAATTAAACTGCCCAGCCGAGCTACAATGCGCTGGTCGCCACCACCAAAGTCAGCGGATATCATAGGACTATGGCCTCGCGCCTATAGTCGCGCAGCGTGCCTAGTGCTTCCACAGGTACCTCTAAGTCACTGTAGCTAGTAGTGCCACCACCAGGCCCACTAAGTGACTCGCTCTTTAAGCCAAGTCTGTCGTGCTTTTTATAGTTGTAGGCCACAGTAGTTAGCGCGGCCCAGCGCAAGTCCTCTGGGCACCCTATGTCGGTGCCGTAGCTTATCTGTACTTGCGCGTTAGCGTCTGCGGCATTGAATAGGTAATCACCACCACCCTGCACAAAGTACTGCCCAGGAGCCGGTGACACCTGCACTTGCTGCAATGGTGCACCGCCTACAAAGTACTGCACACCTAGATCGACTATCCAAGGTTCGTCCACCTGCACAACGTAGGGGCCACTGGCCGGTACCTGCTGCAATTCGTTGTCTACCTGCTGCATAGGAAAACCAGCTGTGTATTGAACAACAACATTTTGCCTACCACGCAGGAATCTAGGCCAGCTATTACCACGAATAAGATAGTACTGCGAAGTATAACCACGACTACTAGTACCGCCCATAAGCACAATGCGCTTGCCGTCATCGCTTACCTGGTAACCATAACTACCAAAGCCAATACTCAGCGGCACCTGCACGTTGTTAATTACTAAGCTCTGTACCGACTGTATGGGGAACATACGCGTATAGAGTTCCTGCGCATCATTGCCATCACGAACTTCTGTCACAGATACGGGCTGCACAAACGGCGATTGCAGTGTGCTCTGCCATGCTCCGGAGTAGTTACCAGTGCGCCGTAGAAACATGCGCGAAATGCCAGTTATAATGCGTTGGATATTATCGTCGTCGCTGGTAGCGCTGGTGTTAACAGTTCCATCACTTGACAGGTAGCTCTTAGCACTGGCAAGAGTAACCAAATCAACCGGGCTGGGGCTTAGCATTGCAGCTACTCCTTAACAAACAGCGCGTACACTTGCGGTTCAATTACACCGGGGCGCAGCAATAGTTCAAAACTATGCAGTCGCAGTGCGCCCTTATTTGCTAAGTTGCACCCGTCAATAAACTCATCAAAACTGTTAAAACGTTCTCCGTGATACGTTGGGGCAACTAAATCAGCAGGTGCTTTATCGTTCCTACCTTGTAATCTTGGCACCAGTACTCCTAACTACTAAAAGCAAGGCAGGCCGCTAAGCCTGCCTTGCTCCAGTCTGTAACCAACTGGCTAGCTCTGCCTTACCTAATCAGTTGATTAAGGGGCCACGAACGGACCAACACCAGTACGAATACCGGACACCCACGGCATGTAGTGCGCCAGAACTTCGTGCACATACGTACCATAAGTCCAGCTACGGGTGGTGATGGGCCACTCAATGCTGTAGTAGTCGCGCTGCGCCAAGAACTCGCGCACCGCAGGAATACGGCTGTGTGGGTACGGATTGTTGGCCAGATCGTAGTAGATAGTACCCAGCGGAATCATCGGGTGCATGCGGATAGGAATAGCCGCGCCACCGGTCGGATTCATGCTGTACTTAGACTTATAGCTGTCCACAAAGTAGCCACCCATCATGCTACCCTGCGAAGCCTTGTCGTACATAAAGATATACGAGTTGGTTCCAGTGGCGCTGTACGCAATGCACTGGTCAAGTGCCAGCCGCGTATCCACCGCGCTCCAGATAGTGTCCGGCTGAACCTGGAAGTTCTGCCAGAAATATTGCAGGTCGCTTTCTACTTCCTTAACCAACCCATTGCCCTGCGGCGTCAACGTGCCACCAGCCATATCCACCCAGCGGCCAAACCGCATAGCGTAAGTAAGCAGGCCGTCGAAGTCAGTAGGCGCAAAGCTGTTATCAGAACTCAGCCCGGCAAAGTTACCAGCCTGCGTGCCCTGCCCAGCCGTAGTGGTAAGGGTAAGATTGCAGGTGTTGGTAATCGCAGTGATAAACGAGTTAGCCAGCGTAGGTGTGTTATTGAAGCTGACATACCACGCGTAAGCGAACGCTCCCTGCACAGCGCCACCCGGAATGGTAGCTGTAAAACTGTTACTACCGCCACCCGTAGTTACGCTGTTGGACAGCGCACTAATGTGGCTAACACCACCGGCCTGCGTACGTACACTACCGTCAGCGCCGTTCACAGTGTAGGTGGTGGTTAGACCACTAGTAACCGTAGGCGGAGGCGCGTAGCCACCCTGCCCACCGGGGTTAAGCCCCATGCCGCTAATGGCCACCACGGCCACAGTACACACGGTAGCGTTGGCAATGCTGCCGCCCACAGCCAAGGTGGCCACCGGGGCGGTAGGTGTACCCAGCGCAAAGCCTTGATTGCCTGCGCCAGTGCCGCTGTTGCCCAGCAACGTCATCATTTCTTCACCCAAGCGCAAACGCGCAAGGTTGCGGAAATGCTCGTCACCAAGGTTGTCGGTGTAGCCTTCACCGGCGAACTGCGAAGTGAAGGTGTTGCCGCCTTCCATTCCCAGTTCCTTGTAGGTTGCAAAGTAATCAATTTCGTTCGGGGTGGCCGTAGGGCCGCGCTGGCCTTCAAGCACGCCGACGTAAACGTTAGTGCTGTTCGGGTTGCGCGTGGCTTTCCAGTTTGCCGCCGTGCCTACTCCAGCGTTAACCTTGCCCTTCTTTCCAATCATTTGTATAAAGGGCGTGTTAATGGGGAACAGGAAGTATGCAGGGCCGCGCAAATCGTAAAAGTTAAACCCGGTGCCGGTGCTAATACCAGCTTTGATAAGGGCGCGTGAAGCGGCCTTGATAAGTGGATGGTCAAC